TCACAACAACCTAGACAAATGTATGGACTTGGCAGTTTAGTTAAGTCTGTAAAAAAAGCTGTTAAGAATGTTGTAAAGTCTCCATTAGGTAAAGCTGCTTTATTATATGGAGCAACTCTTCCATTTGGTGGACCGATGGCTGCAACAAAAGGTTTAGGATCATTTTTATTTGGTGCGAAAAGTGTACCAGGAGTTCCAGATTTTGTAACTGGAAAAGGAACTCAAGGTTTATTTGGAAAGATTGCAAGTAAATTTGGAGGAATGTCTGCTTTAGGAAAAGCAGGTGTTATTGGTGGCGCAAGTTTATTAGGTGGTTTGTTTGCAGGTAAAACAGAAGAAGAGATAGAAGAATTAAAAAGAAATCCAGAAACTCTAAAAGTTTATTTAAGAGATTATTATACTAGATTAAATCCTAATGCATCTTCTAAAGAAGTAGATGCTTTTGTTACAACTAACACAGCAGAATATTATGCAACAGGTGGTAGAGTTGGTTATCAACAAGGCGGTCAACCTGCGCAGCAATTAGGTTCTGCACAAGGTGGATCACCTTTATATCAAAACGTATTACAATATTTACAAAGAGGTGGGCAACAAGCTCAACCAGCTGCACAACCTACTACACAATCACCTGCTCCAGCTCCATTTGATTTAAGTAAGTATGGACAAGGTGTTAATCTTAGTGGTGGAATAGAAGACTCAAGGTCAATAGCTCTTTCTAATTTAGCAGACCTTGGATATGACACTAGCCGTTTTATGGATACAAGTTCTCCGCCTCCTATGTCATCTGGACCTCAAATGGTGGGACCTGGAGGCATGATGCCTAACATGACATTTAAAGATCAAGAAACTTTAGCAAAATTAATGAATCCTGGTTTTGATTTTCAACAAGGTGACTATATCTCTTTGTTAAGACAAGCAAAAGATATTGGAAGAAATTACACTATTGATGAAGCATTAAAATTAAGTAAAGAAGACATGATGGAAATAGCTGATTTATATGATAAAAAAAATAAATATGGTAAATACGCTCCTGTATCTCCGTCTAGTAGATATACAGGCCCAACTAGTTTTACTTATGGTGGTGGACAAACAGGTGTTGCTACACCTACATTTAAAAAAGGTGGTAGCGTAGTGGATCAGGCATCAGGAATCATGGGTTTACCTAAAAGAACCAATTCAGCAGGCGTCAAGGAATTAGACCTTAGAAAAAGTGGTGGATTTATACCGCCAGTTGGTGTAAAAGAGAAAGCAGATGACATTCCTGCTATGTTATCAAATAATGAATTTGTATTTACAGCAGATGCTGTAAGAGGAATGGGTGATGGGGATGTTAATAAAGGTGCACAACGTATGTACACTATGATGAAAACATTAGAAAAAGGCGGTAGAGTATAATGGCAGTTACACAAACACAAGTATTACCACCAGCGTTTATTGAAGCAGCAGGTAAAAATTATCTTGGAGACTTAGCTACAGCAGCAGGTCAATTTAAAACAGCAAATTTAGGTAACGTATATGGACAACAATTTGTTGCCCAAATGGATCCGCTTCAGTTAGAAGCAATTAAACAGGCTACAGCAGGTATTGGATCATATAAACCATTTTTAACAGCAGCACAACAAGCGACAGGACCACAGGCTTATCAAGCTTATATGTCTCCTTATCAAAGAGATGTAATTGACACAACTCTACAAGAATATGATATTCAAGCACAAAAAGGTTTAGGTTCTATAGCTGATCAAGCTGTAAGAGCGGGTGCATTCGGTGGTGCAAGAGAAGGTGTTCAAAGAGGAGAATATGCAGCACAATCTGATAGAAATAGAGCAATGTTACAGGCTCAATTATTACAACAAGGTTTTGGTCAAGCTCAACAATTAGCTGCACAACAATTTGGACAACAAATGAATTTAGCTTCAACAACTCCAGCATTACTTGGACAACAAGTTTCTGGATTAGCTACATTAGGTGCAGGAGTACAACAACAGAAACAACAAGAATTAGCTGCTGAACAACAATTAAAACAACAACAATTGATGCAACCATTAACAGCCGCACAAGCTTATGGTCAAGGAGTTACAAGTTTAATTGCAGGATATCCTGGTAAATCAGTTCAAGAAATGACACCAGCTGCAAGCCCTATTTCAACAGCTCTTGGAATAGGTTCTACACTAGCAGGAATTTATAGAGCGGTAAGATAATGAGTAGAGTTTTTAGAAGACCTATGTTTAGAAGAGGTGGTAGTACCAATATGAATGGTATTATGTCTGGTATTACTGATAGAGAAGATTATCAAGATGGTTCTACAGCAGAAAGATTAATCGCTGCAGCAGGAGAACCAGGAGGAATGGATCCTTTAACACAATTTTTAATTCAAGGTGGATTGAATCTTGCAGCAGGGCCTGCAACAGGAAGTGTTATACAAGATATAGCAACAGCTGCAAAAGAACCTACAGCACAATTGTTTAAATCTTTAGAAGAAAGAGAAGCTGAGAAAAGAAAACTAAGACTTCTTGGTGAAGAGATGGATATTAGAAAAGAAATGGAGCAAGAGAGAATTGCAGATGAAAGAGCTTATGGTGAGAAAATGTTAGCAGATCAAAGAGCTTACAATGAACTAAGTAGAGATGAGCAAAGAGATTATGACGCTAAATTATTAAAAGAAGCTAGAGAATATGAAAAATTAAGTATGGAAGAGAAAAGAGCATACGAACAACAATTAATTAAAGAAGGTAGAGCTTTTGATTTACAAAAAATTCAAATGCAAATAGATCAAAAAAGTCCTACAAGCATGGCTAATCTTACAGCAAGTTTCTTAGATACTTATGAAGGAAGTAAGAATCAAGCTACAAATAGAGCTATATATGAAACTGAAAATATAGAAGCAAGCATGGGAGAAAAATTTGGACAAAACAATGCAGGTTTAATAGGCGGTAACGTTCATGGTAATTTTACAGATCAAATAAAAAGTAAAAATGTAGGTAAAGTTTATTTTGATGTTACCGACGGTAAAGTAAAACAAATAACTAGAAACTCAGAAGGAGATATTGGATTTATAGTAATTGATTTAGAAAGTTATCAACCAGACACTAAACAAGATGACAAAACCAGAAAAGAAAGTTATCCAGGTGAGTTTAGTGATAATCCTTCATACAGAAGACCACCAAAAGATTATAAACCTTTTCAAATAGATCCTTTCGATCCAGAATCAGCATAGGAGGCTAAGTGGCTGAGTTCATTCCTCTAAGTTCCTTCGAAAAAGAGAACGACGTTTCTTGGTATAAATCTTTCGCAGCAGGTATAGCATCAGGTATATTAAAAGTACCTGAAGGAGTATTTTCATTAGCAGCAGAGTTAATTGATTTAGGTGCTGATACAAATACAGCAGCTAGTGTTGAACAATTTTTTGATAAACTAAATCCATTTGAAGAAGTTGCAGAGCAAAGAGCTATTGGTAAACTTACAGAAAGTCTAATTCAAATAGGTGTACCTGGTGGCTTTGGTGCAAAATTTGCAAACTCAGCTGCAAGAGGTTTAGCAGCTAAAGCCATAAGAGCAAAAAGAGCAGGCTACTTTGCATTACCAAAAAGTGAAAGAACTCTTTCTGCGTTAAGACAAGCAAACACATTAAATAAAAAATTAAAAGTACCAAGATATGCGGCGATAGCATTAGGTGGAGCAGCAGGAGAAGCTTTAGTTGCTGACACAACTGATATTGGAACATTTGGTGATATGTTTCAAGCAGGGCCAACTCAATTAGATAAAGAAGAAAGAGCTGGTGGTAGAGAAGACGCTATAAGAAAAATATTAAACAGAGTTAAATTTGGTTCTGAATCATTGTTAATTACACCTGCTGTATATGGTGTTGGTAAATCTGCAAAGCTACTTGCACAACGTGGAAAAGAATTAGCATATAGTAATTCAAAGTTTCAAAGATTTTTAAATAAATATATTAGAGCTCCTTTTGTACCAGAAGGCAATCTTCCAGCAGAAGTGTTTGCATCTGAAAGAGTAAAAGAAGGATTAAGATCTAGAGATATTAATAGAGCTAGAGAGATTGTTAACAATATAACTAGAGAAGTAGATGGAATATTTCCAGAAACTCAATCTATGTTTGATAAATCTTTAAGAGCAGAAAGAGAAAAATTTTTTAAAGGATTAAACTCTGTGTTGTTTGAAGGTGATATTAGAAAAGCAATTAATCCAGATAAAATAGATGATTTATTAAATCAAATGAAAAAAAGTAATGTACCAGAAGCATCGAGACAGAATATTGTAGGAGGATTAAACAATGCAAGACAAGAATTTAGTAAACTAATTGATATATTAGATAATAATTTAAAAGGTGTAGAGTTTACAAAAGCTCAAAAAGAAATGGAATCTTTATTAAAAGATAGAGTAACTAATTGGGTAGGATCTACATACAGAATCTTTGAAGATCAAGGTAGAGGTATTTTTAAATTATTTAGAAGGTATGAGCCAACAGATGAAGCATATGAAGGAGCTGTAAATTTTTATAAAGAACAAGGTTTAACAGGTCAAGCTGCTAAACAAGAAGTAGATAGATTAGTTGCAGAAGTTTCCAAAATAAAAAAACCTAAACCATTAGATTTTAATAACTACATACAAAGAACTGTAGAAGGAAGACCAGCAGGTGAGTTTATACAAGGAGTTATAGACAATACAAACGCTCCACCAAAAGCTCTACGAGAACTATTTGGCGAGATTCAGGATCCAAGGTACTCAATATTTAATGCAATGACAAACTTATCTTCTGTAGCAAGAACTGCAAATTACTTAAAAGATATTGGTGCAAAGAATGCAGAGGTTCAGGCTGCAGGTAAGAGAGGATTTTTTTGGGCTGACAAAGCTGTTGCAGAAAGAGCTGTTGAATCAGCTAAGACAGGAATAAAGATTGTAGAGATAGCTGATGTCGTAAAAGATTTACCTGGATCAGGTAAATTTGTAAATCCATTACCAAAATACACAACTGAAGATATTGCTCAAGCTATTAGAAATATAAATAATATAGGTGGTGGTCTTCAAGGATTTGTAAGAGGAGAAGACAAAGAAGGCGCTGCGGCTGCTGTAAGTTGGATGTATAGAAATTTATTATTGTTTCCAAAAGGAGTTTCACAATTAGCTAAAACAGTTTTATCTGTTCCTACACACTTACGTAATTTTATTAGTGCCTTTGGATTTGTAGGAGCCAATGGTAATTTATTTGACCCAGCTGAATTTTCAAAAGCTTTTAAAGAAGGTATTGAGGTTTCAGGTCTATTAAAACTTGGAGACAATACACCTGCAGCTCAAGAAGCATACAGAGAATTATTAGAACTAGGTGTTGTAAACTCACAAGTTCAAATAGGAGATCTTAAAAATTTATTAAGAGATATTAAATTTGGAGAACAGGTTGCAAACGCAGATACTATTTTAAATCCAATGTTATCTAAACTAAAGAAAGTAGTTCAATTTGCTCAAGGTAAATATGTTGCTGAAGATGATGCATTTAAAATAACAAGTTACTTGATGGAAAAAGCTAAATTAAAAAGAGGATATGCTAAAGCTGGAATACTTGTAGACGATCAAACTTTAAAAAGAGAAGCAGCAGACATTGTTAAAAATACAGTTCCAAATTATGAATACGTTGGATCTGCTGTAAGAACATCAAGACTATTACCGATTGGTAATTTTATGTCATTCCCATCTGAGATGATTAGAACAAGCACTAATATTGCACAACTTGGTGTACGTCAAATGAGACACTCTAAACCAACTATTGGTAGTAATTTATTACCATACGTTAGAGACAAAGTTACAGGTGAACTTGTTAAAAACGACAATCCATTTTATGCAGATGGAATGAAAAGATTAATGGGTCTTGCAACTTTTACAACTGTTGTACCAGTTGGTTTAGTGGAAGGTGCAAAAGCTTTATATGATGTTACAGAAGAAGAGTTAGATGCACTTAGAAGATTTGTTCCTGATTGGTCTAAAAATTCTACTATTATTCCAATTAAAGATGAAGACGGTGAACTAAGATACATAGACTTCAGTCACAGTAACGCATACGATGTTATTGCAAGACCACTTAGAACTTTATTTAATAACATTCAAGATGGTGAAATGAATGACCAACAATTACTTGCAAGTTTTGCAGCTGGTGTAGGACAAGCGTCTGCAGAAATTATGAATCCATTTATTGGTGAATCTATTTGGACAGAAGCTATGACAGACTTAACTGTTAGAGGCGGAAGAACTTCTGATGGAAGACTTTTATATACACCTGAAACATCTTTAGGTGATAAGATGGCAATTCAATTTTTACATTTAGGTGAGGCTCTTGCACCATCTTACAGACAGTTTCAAAGATTAGGACAAGCGTCTTTTGGTGTACCTACAAAGAGAGGTGATCAATTAGAAATAGGACCAGAGCTTGCTGGATTCATGGGCTTTAGACCTATTAAAGTTGATCCACTACAGTCAATGGGATTTAAGATTGCTGAGTATCAAACAGGTATTAGAAATGCTAGAAGAGAATTTACAGGTGGTTACTTTGGAATATTAAGAGGTGGAAGAATAAAACCAAATGAAGTTATTGATAGATTTTATAAATCAAACAAAGCAAGATTTGATGTACAACAAGAAATGTATAATAATTTAAATGCAGCAGAAGTATTAGGAGTTAGTCAAGGAACTTTAAAAAGAGAGTTTGATGATAGACAAATTTCAGAGAAAAACTTTAACAGTTTAAGAAGAGGAAGATTTGAACCATATTTTCCTTCAGAAGATATTGAATCTAGATTTAGAGAGATTGCAAGAGATTTAGGAGATCCAAATGTTTACCTAGAAGTTAAACCAAAACTAAGACAAATGTTTAGAGACTTTAGAAACGTTGGATTAGGAGAATCTTGGAATCTAAATATTGAAAGTTATTTAGAGAATGAAATACAAACTCCTCCTCTTGCACAACAAGCAATGCCTAGCAGTCAAGTAATTCAAACAGCTTTAATGCCTCAAGGCAATATAACAGCTTCAGGGTTGACTCCAATGGAGCAAGCATTATTATCACCAGAAGAACAACAAATAAGATTAAGATCAAGAGGTTTAGCATAATGTATAACTTGGGAGGTAGGATAGATAACATCTATCGGGAGTTTATAGCGGGGGCTATAAAATAATGGCAAAGAATATTGCATTAGAGAAAATAGAATCTCATGAAAAACTTTGTCGTATTATGCAAAAACAAACGCATGATAAAATCAACGGACTTCAAGGTCAGATAAATAGAATAGAGAGAATTATTTTGGTTTCTGCAGGTGCGTTGATGTCAGGTATGGCTGGTGTAATACTTGTACTATTACAAAAACTTTAGATCCATTCTTTTAAATCTTCACCCATAATCTCATTTGCAATATTTATTTTACTACGAAGAGCTTTTACAATTCTATCATCAACTGTATCTTCAGAAATAATATCAATGTAAGTCATAGGTTTAGTTTGACCGATACGATCAATACGTGCTTCTGATTGCTGTCTTTTTTCTAAATCATAACCATTAGAAAAATAAATCATTGTACTTGCGGCAGTCAATGTGATACCATACCCGCCAGTGTGAGTGGTTCCTACAAAAAATCTACACTTGTCATCATTCTGAAATTTCTTTATATTAATTGACCTTTGATCTTGGTCTGTTTCACCAAAATAATCTACAACAGAATCTTCACCATATTTATTTTTTATCTCTTCAATAATTCTTTTTACATCATGAGTATAGTGTGACCAGATAACTGCTTTGTTGTGTACATTATCTAATATGTCCATGAGTTCTGTAACTCTATTACATGGTAAGTTTTTTATAGTGCCATCATCAGCTGTGAAATGACCACAAGTAATTTGATGTAATCTCATTAATTGGGTCATCACAGTTGCGGAGGAAAGTACTTTGCCGTCAAGAAAAGCAATAGCTTCTTCTTTCATTTGTTTGTAAACTTTCTTTTGTTCTTTAGTTAGTTCAACAACATGTTTTAAAAATGTTTTTTCTGGTAAATCTAAACAATCGTCTTTCAATACTCTTTTAGAAAATGGTTGTATCTTCTCAGATAGTTCTCCAAGGTTCCTGTAGCCTACAACTATTTCTACTTGTCTACCTGATACCTGTATCTTTCTAGTTACTGCATAACGAGCCTTAAATGTCCAATAAGAAGAATGGCCCAGGAGCCAGGGATCAAGGAACTCACATTGAGAAAATAAATCTAAAGGTGATTTAGTTACAGGAGAACCTGTTAAAATTCTCCTGTATTTAGCGAGTTGTCTTAAAGCTATAATACTTTTAGTTCTTTTTGTAGTCGGTGTTTTTATTGTAGTAGACTCATCAATTGCAATCATTGCATTGTGCGCAGATAAAAATTTATATGCAAAAGCAGGTCCATCTGCAGATGAAAAAGCTTCTACGTTCATAATTAAAATATGGAATTCAGTTCCTGTTTCAAACAAAGTGTTTAATATTTTTTTCTGCTTTGCAGATTTATCAGAAGTCTTCCATAAAACTACTTTCTTAAAAATATGATCTGGTAAGTGAGTAGGTATTTCTGAGTCATACCAGTTTTTATAAACACCTTTAGGTGCGATAATTAGTAACCCATTTATTTTACCTTTGTCATAAAGCATAGCAGCATTATCCAAAAGAACTTTAGATTTACCTGTACCCATCTCCATGAAATAGGCAAAGTTTTCTTTGTCTAAAGAATCTTGTAATGCATCTAATTGGTGCTTATATGGTTTTGTTTTAAATTTATAATTTATCATAATATATACCTTTACTTTGCTTTCTAAGGATGTATATATAAACAGAAAGGTAAAAAGTCAATGTCAAAAGTTTATTTAGTTCAGGATATTCCTGTCGATAGAGAATCAGGAAAACCTAAATTTGATATAACGCCTGCAATAAAATATGGCGAAATTAAGATCATGTTTCCTCGTTTGAAACAAATGCAGTTTTCACCAGGTCCTTTAATATTAGAAATAAAAAATAGCTTAAAAGAATTTACATCAGAAGATTATCTACTTTTATATGGAGATCCTGCTCTAATTGGAGTTGTATGTTCTGTCGCAAGTGACATTACAAATGGAAAATACAAATTATTAAAGTGGGACAGAATACAATCAGGCTATTATCCCATAGAAATAAATTTATTTCAAAAATAGTTGACAAAGAAAAATTAATCTTTATATTACGTTTCATGAAAGTTAAATTGAAAGAGGTATATTATGACTAGTTTACGTGACGACGCACCAGATCAAGTTGATGTATTTGATCCAACAGAATTATCAGAAGCAATTGAAAAGCTTAAATCTGTTAGCGCACAAATAACAGAATCTGAATCTAAATTGAAAGAATTAAAAGATCAGGAAAAGTATATAAATAATTTTACTATTCCTGAAATAATGAATAAAATGAATTTAAGTACAGTTAAATTAAAAGATGGGTCTGAACTATCTATTAAGAAAGTGTACAGCGCTACAATAAAAGCTGATAAAAAAGCTGAGGCGATACAATGGCTTCGAAACAATGGCCTAGGTGATATTGTGAAAAATGAAATCACAGTTAACTTTGGTCAAGGCGAAGAAAACAAGGCAATGGCTTACGCTAACCTTGCACGGGGTCAAGGCTATGAACCTTCTCAAAAAGAAGCAGTTCATGCCATGACTCTAAAAGTAACCATGGAAGATTGGAAGAACAAAGGTAACGAAGTTCCAGAAGATCTTTTTTGGACGTTTGATGGAAATCAAACGAAAATTAAAAATAAACGTTAAACAATAAGAGGTAATTATGTCAAATAATACTGAAGTGGTAAAAAAGAATAATGCAGGTGCATTATCGCCAATCAATCTAAGAGCCGATTCAGGCAAAGGTACAGAAGAAATTAAGGCAGGAGATACTTCAACTCCGATCTTAAAAATTCTTCATCAACTTTCTCCAGAATGCAACGAAAGAAGTGCTAAGTATGTAACTGGTGCTAAACCAGGAATGATATACTCTAGCAGTTTTGGATCTTTAGTGGACGGAGACAAAGGACTAGACATAGTTGTTTGTCATTCACAAACTAGATATCCAGAGTGGCAGGAGAGAGGTGACAGTGCACTTGCACCAGTCGGCACTCATATGGAACCACCTGCAGATGCAGTAGAAGAACGTAACGGTAAATACAGATTATCAAATGGTAATTACTGTGAAAAAACAATGTACTTCTATGTGCTTGCATTGGTTGATAAAGAAATGAGAAAAGCTGTAATGCCTATGAGATCTTCTAATCTGACTCCAGGTAGAGAATTAAATAACTTAATTCAAAACTTAAGAGCTCATGATGACAAAGGTTCTTTTAGACCAGCAGCATATTCTGCAATCTTTAATCTCAAGACAGCTGGAAAAAGCTGGGGAGATAAGAACTGGCACGTTTATAAACCATCAAAGGTTAGAATGTTAGATTTATCTGACGATACTGATCTTGGTATTTATGAAACAGCAAGAAAGCTTCAAGAAGAAGCTTTCAAAGGTGCTACTCAACCAAAGTATGAGAAGGTTGAAACTGGTAAGAAGGAAGATATTATCTAGTTTCCCAATTGGGAAGTACACGTGGTCAGTGATACAAAGGCGCCGAAGGGAGACTGGAGGCGCCTTACATAAATAAAGGGACAAGAATGAAAGAGTTTATAAAGTATTTTACAGGATTAACACGTAATTATGGTGTCTGTAAAACAGACCAAGGATACACAGATCCAGAAACAGGTAAGAAAAAATTTAAACATGAGTGGTCACAAATAAGAATAACGGATAAAGACTACGAAGATCACTTAAAAGGAATTAAATCAATTGGTATACAACCTTGTACAGATGAAGGACTAGCTAGGTTTGGTGCAATTGATGTAGATAGATATCCAATAGATAGAGAATTTTATTTAAAAACAATACAAGAAAAAAATTTACCGATCATTCCTGTCCTGTCAAAAAGTGGTGGACTACATTTATATGTGTTCACCACTGAATTTGTAAAAGCAGTAGAGATAAGACAGTTTTTAGAACAAATGCTTTACGTATTTAAACTATCTATAAATACAGAAATATTTCCAAAACAAACAAACTTACGATCTTCAGATGAAGAAGGAAATAAAACAAATGGTAATTTTATAAACCTACCTTACAACGGTCAAGATAGAAGAGCATTATCTCCTGATGGATCAGAGATGTCATTAGAATTTTTTATTAAGTGTGTAGAATTAAATTCAGTAAATAAAAAACAATTAAAAGATATACAGGAAAAAATAATTTATGATGAATTAAAAGGAAGTGGTGAAGAATTTGCTGATGGTCCTCCATGTTTAGGTGTTCTTACAAAAGAAATTATGACAGATAACAGAGACAGATTTTTATACAACTACATGGTATTTGCTAAGAAAAAGTATCCAGATAATTGGAAAGATAAGATAGTAGAAGCAGCTAGAAATTACTTTAAGTTTGACTCAAAATGGACAGATGATCATGTTAAATCTAAAATTAAAAGCTGGGAAAAAGAAACAAAAGGTTATCAATGTAATGGAGAATTACTAAAACCTAATTGCGTTAAACCAGTATGTGTAAAAAGAAAGTATGGAGTGTTATCTGACAACAAAGAGACATGGCCAAGAATGTATGCTTTGCAAAAAATAAATTATAAACCAAATCCAGAATGGAAATTTACTGTTGAGAGAGACGATGGTGAAACAATTCAAATACATGCTAAAGATATTTACAAGTTAGAAAGTCAAAAAGCTTTAAGAGCATTACTAATGGAACAGGCATTTGTGGTTCCACCAAATTTAAAAGGTAATGAGTTTATAGAAATAATGAAACTATTGTTTGATAAAGAAAAAGTAGAAACAATAGAACCTGCAGTTGGAACAAGTCCTGCTGAACAATTGTTTAAGTATATAGAAAAATATATTCATGGTCCAAAAGCAACAACCTATAAATCTTTTGAGAGCGGCAAACCCTTAGTGGACGCTAAACACGCTTTCTTTTTGTATGATGAATTTTATGCAGAATTAAAAACCTGGGAGTGGAAGATTGATCCACAAAGAACTTCCTATATGATAAAAGAATTATTTCAAAGTGAGGACAAAGATAAGAAAGCTTTGTTTAATTATGCAAAAAGATATCCAGGGAAAAATTCTGATGGTGAATATTTTCCTCCAATAAAAGTTTTAAGAATACCTTTAGGTGTTTTTGAAGAAAGAAAAAATATACAAGAAGTAGTAGACTTTGAAGACGAGGACGAAGTTATATAATGATTTATAAATACTATGGTCCACCAGGGACTGGTAAAACACACAAACTAATAAGTAGAGCAAAAGCCTATGTTAGATCAGGTACAAAGTTAAATAGAATAGGTTACTTTGCTTTCACAAAAAAAGCTGCAGAAGAAGCTAGAAAAAGAATGCCAGCTGAGAGTAAGAAGTTAGTTTATTTTCAAACGCTTCATTCATTTGCATTTAATTTATTAGATTTAAGAGAAGAAGATATTATGCAGCCATACCATTATGAAAATTTTGGTAAAAAATTAAATGTACGTGTTAAGTATTATGACAGATATAACAAAGAAGAATCTCATTTTTTAACATGTGACAACCCATATTTTCAATTAATACATAAATCTATAAATAGATGTGTTAGCATAAGAGAAGAGTTTGATAGAGGAGAGCATAATTCTAAAGAAGTTGAATGGTCTATGTTGGAGTACATTTATACAAACTACTTAGAGTACAAACGGAAGAAAAAAATGATGGACTTCAATGACATGATTGAACTTCTTTTAATTAATGAACAAAAAATACCAGAATTTGATGTAGTCTTTATTGATGAAGCACAAGACTTATCTCCATTACAATGGAAGCTATATGATAAACTAAAAGAAAAATCTAAAGATATTTATTTAGCAGGAGATGATGACCAAGCAATATTTGCATGGGCAGCTGCTGATGTAAAAAGATTTATTGAAGAACCTGCAAAAGAAAGAGTATTAATATATTCAAAAAGAATACCTAAATCTGTACAAGAACAGTCACAATTGTGTTTAGAAAATGTATTGGGACCAAGAAAAAATAAAAAATATAATCCTAGAGAGACAGATGGTATCTGTGAAGAGATTGCGAACTTAGATCAGGTTGATTTAACAAAGGGTAAGTGGTTAATATTAACTAGAACAATATCTAGATTATTAAAAATAGAAGAACATCTAACAAAAAATAATTTTTATTTTGAAAGTAATAGGGGCAGAAGCATAAAGAAAGGTTTATATAAAGCTGTACTGAATTATAAACTGTTACAAGAAGGCAAGAAGCTGGAAGAAAGTGATATGAAGGATGTAACAGAATATTGTGGTGAAGGAATAGATTTTAAAAAAGACTGGTATCAATCTTTTCAAAACGTAGAACAAGAAGACAAAGATTATTTACTCGGGCTTCTGGAATCAGGAGAAGACTTAGATGGTCCTGCAAGAATATGGCTATCAACTATACATGCGGCAAAAGGTGGTGAACAAGACAATGTTATTCTTTGTTTAGATATGGGAGATAAAATATTAAAGGCAATTAAAAAAAGTCAAGACAAACAAGATGAAGAACATAAGGTTTGGTATGTAGGAGTCACTCGTGCAAAAAATAATTTATATAAACTAAAAGCTAAAATAAAAAGAAAGGGGTACAAACTGTGACAAATAAAGATATATTTAAAGACGTGTTTCCACAAGATAAACAGATAGGTGGGAGTCATTACAAGGACTTTCACATTCAACCTTATGAATTTATTTCTAAGAATGACCTTTCTTTTTTCCAAGGAAACGTTATAAAATACGTGTGTCGTTATTTGAATAAAAATGGCATACAAGACTTAGAAAAAATAATTCATTATTGTGAATTAGAAATAAAGAAAATGAAAGATGTAGGAGGTAAAAAATGAGCTTTGAATCAGGCATAATAGCAGAAAAAAAGTTTTCTTTAAAACTTATTAATCCAGTTATTTCTACAAGAGAACAAGATATGTATGAACACTGGGACTACAAAGGTGGACTCTGGGATGGAGTATATAAGTTTGAAATAAAAAGCATGAAAAGATATAATAGAAAAGATGAAAATGTTCAGGACGAAATGGCATTAGTAGAATTACAAAATGTCAATGGAAAACCTGGATGGATTCATGGTAAGGCAGATTATATTGCTTTTGAAAGAAAAGGAAAATGGTTAACTGTTGAAAGAAAAGAACTGTTAGACTTTGTTGAAAAAAACAAAGGAGAACGTTCTAAATGGACTTATAAAAAAATTCCATACGCTATCTATGATAGAGAAGCTTTTGGAAGAGATGATAGATTTCTTTGGGTTCCATTTGAAGACATTAAAAAACTAAAAAGCGCAAGGGAAGTGTAGTGATAATACCACAAACAGAATGGCTACCGCCAAAAGAATTACCAGACCTAAGTAAATATAATGAAATAGCAATTGACTTAGAAACAAGAGATCCAGATCTTAAGAAAAAAGGATCTGGATCTGTTGTAGGTAATGGTGAGATAGTTGGTATAGCTGTTGCTGTTGATGGTTGGAAAGGTTACTATCCAATTGCACATGGTGAAGGACCTAATATGGACAGAGACAAAGTATTGTCTTGGTTCAAAGATGTGTGTGCGTCACCTGCTACAAAAATATTTCACAATGCTATGTATGACGTATGTTGGATACGTA